ACCAAGCAAATTGCCAATTACTATCAAGAGCGCTATAAATTACCCGTTACTATCACGCAATACGGCGTTTCGCTATCAGACACCATCGCCAAGAAAAACATTGTGGAATTAATCGCAAAAGACGGTTGCTTCGAGGAAATAAAATTGGTAAAAACCGAACTCAAAATAGAGGAACAAAAAGGAGTTTTGAAAGATTCCATCAACGGTAATTTGAACAACGCCAACCTCCTGCTAAAAAAAGCAATTTCCGGCCAATCACAAATCATCGACAATGTCGAAAAATCACTTCGAAAAGAAAAAAACAAAAAAACCTTCTGGCAAGTAGCCACCGGCGCAGTAGTCGTCACGGCTGGATATTTGTTGATTGTTAAATAGTTGCATCTAAAACAATTATAATATGTCAAATCAATATACGGGTTCAAAATGGGATTCTTACGATGCGGAAATAAAAAAAATACTGCAAGAAAACGAGGGTATTGAACCCATAGAAGTGGTCAATCGTCTTCGGCTTGAATTGGATTGCTTTGGACGACAGGCATTGTCCAAATACATTCGAAGAAACTCCACCAGGATATTGGACAAAAACGAGGGAATCTATGAAGCGTGCAAAGAGATAGATGTCGATTTTTCAACAGCCAAGAATCTCTGGATCAAGACCAAGAACAAGGACGGAAGTGGCGTAAGCGGTTTTATCGTGAATCCCAATTATGTTGCCCCAGTTGAGGAAGACAAAATTGAAAAAGAAATTGATTTTCTAAACATATTCAAGGACAAGATTCAGGCTATTTCCTTAAAACCAATTGAGAATTTTAAGCCTACGGCTTTGTTTGACCGATTGGTCATCACCGACATTCACATAGGAATGGACGTAAACAAAGATGGCTATTCCTTGTATGAAGGAGAATGGAATGAAGACGTATTGTTCAAAAGGCTTGGAGAACTCGTCAATCATACCATCAACAACAAAAAATCGAATACGCTAATCATACAGGACTTGGGAGATTATCTGGATGGATGGAACGGAGAAACAACCAGAGGAGGACACAAACTGCCTCAAAATATGGACAATCAGGAAATGTTTGACGTTGGATTGAAATTCAAAGTGGCATTGGTGGATAATTTAATGCCGTATTTCGACAAAATCAGTTTCGTGAATATTTGTAATGACAATCACGCGGGTAGTTTTGGATATATCGTGAATTCGGCTTTCAAGGCCTATATTGAACTTAAATATCCCAACAACATTGAAGTTACCAACCAAAGAAAATTCATTGACCATTACATCGTTAAAAATCGTTGTTTCATATTGACACACGGTAAAGACGACAAGAGTTTGAAGTTTGGATTTAAACCAATTTTAGATGCAATTCAAATTGAAAAGATAAAAAACTATATTGACGAATATAAATTATGGTCGTATAAAGTTGAATTCAGCAAAGGAGACAGTCATCAATTAATGTTTGATTTTACAAGCTCAACTGCTTTTGAATATCAAAATTTTGGCGCGTTTAGCCTACCATCAGATTGGGTTAAAACTAATTTTAAGAATACCTTGAGTTGTTTTACGCATTTCAATTATTATGAAAACCAAAAGACAATCAATAATTATATTTTTGACAAGCAACAATAACGGCGATTAACACCGTTGTTTTATAAAAATGTAAATTATTTTGTTGTTCACAAAAAAATAGCGTTCACGGAAACTGAACAAAGGCAAAAACGTGAACAAGTGCATAAACATATAATGTGCATTATTTTGCACAAAAAACGAGTAAAAGCATATAATACTAAACATTATGGCCAAAGTAACTATTGAATTAGACCTAAGTAAAGACAAGGATTTAAGGGATTATAACTTGTACAACAATGCGGATGGAATGTTTCTATCGTTATTTGAGATTTCCTGCAACCTTAAAAAGAAAGCAGAACAAAAACTCAATGATGACGATAACGGAGCGCTTGACTTGGTTTTTGAAATGATAGCCGAAATTATGGAAGAAAACAACGTAATAATAGAAAAACTAAACTAAAAATAAATGACAAAGATAAGCAATCAGGATGTTTACATCATCGATACCGACATTTCGGACTTGGATTCCGTCATAGGAACCGACGGCAACACGCTAGCCAAGACTACCAAGAATTTCTTGATGGGAAAACTACGCTCCTATTTCAAAAGTGGACTTTCGCCCCTAACCGGAGGCACTTTGCGATTTACTGAAATAAGTTATACCGGAGGATTGTATGATACCGTGGAAGAATTGGTGAATGCACTGGATCCGTTTTTTGTCGTTGACCAATACCATGTAGTGGTCGTTAGTTTAAATGGCGCAAAATCCATACTCAAACTACAAGACACGGAAGTAGGAATTGACAAAACTCCCGTGATTGCAGGTGATTTTATTACCATTCCCACCTCGGTTGGTCCAACCGGAGCTACAGGCGCACAGGGAATACAAGGTATTCAAGGCATTCAAGGATTAAAAGGTGATACTGGAGACCAAGGAATACAAGGAGTAGCCGGAACCAACGGAACCAATGGCACTAATGGAATTGATGCGTCTAACAACTTGCAAAGGGATATGTCCACTAGTTTTAGCGTAGCTGATTCCGACAATAACTACATCATTCAATTGAAAAACACTTCGGATATTGTGGTAACTATTCCAGATACCTTGTCAACTGCCAAGTTTTGTTGCGGTTTCATTCGCAAGGGTGTTGGCGAAGTTTCTTTCGTCGGTGGCGGAACAATGGTTTTGAACAATCCGGTAGGTTACAGAATCAACGCCCAATACGACCCTGCCTTTATCGAAAGAGACAATGCTGCACAAATATGCACTCTTCTAGGAAACACTAAAGTATAAGTTATGCACCCATTCAAGAAAATGATTTATATGTTAAGGAATGAAATTCCAATATCATTCAATCCTTTTGACTTTATGGTAGTAAGATTTACTTATACAAAACCATTAGACGGAACGGATTTAGACATCATGGTGTATTATGACGGGACAAGTACTATTCACGATAAAGATGCAGTAGGATTCAATCAAATTCCTAATGCAACCAAGATTCCTACTGACGCAACACCTGATACCGATGCTTATCTGTGGTGGGCAAGCGATGATGTGTCATTACCCGCTGGAGAGTGTGTAGAAGCCGTAGTAGTAGGACTTAACAATTTCAACGCAAATGAGACCGTAACAGGAGACATCATCAATGTTTTTTTAAGAGTAGGATGGTTTAATGCTATAGGGATAGGTGTTTTGGATGTGGAGTTAAAAACTTATTTAGGAGGCACGATGTCCAAGGTCGGCACAGATATTATAAATACAGGAGGTGTTTTGGTTGATACCCAAACAAAAACAATTAACATCACATCCGGTACCGGACAAGTAACGGAAATTAACTCCAACTTAGCAGGTGTCGTAAGTTACAACAAAGTGACTAAATCAGCAATATTAACATAAACAAAATGGACAACACAAAAAGAATCAGGCAAATTACGGAAACCATATTCGGGAGGGAGCCTTTCGTTTACACCGTTGGACAGGAAAGAAACTTGCCCATCAACGGCAAATACGAGAAAAGAACTATCTTCGACATCATCGCTACCGAAACCTGCTATGAGATTTACATCGGAAAAGGCGAAACCAAACAACACTGGAACGACATCGCAAAAAGTGACCGAATTAATGTGCAATATTTTATCGATTAATTATGTTTAGAATGCCGGATAGATTTATCGTTTCTCCCTTGAATGGAGAAAAGTTTTTGAACACCAAGCAGGTGGGCGACAAAACGCTTATCACGAACACTTCCATTGAACACGCTTCCAACGTGAACCGGATAGGCGTCGTGAGAGCTTTGCCGTTGAATTATGAAGGGAATATTCTTGTGGGCGATCAGGTGGTAGTAGGTCACAATATTTTTCGCACGTATTTCGACGGACGAGGACTCACCAGGGAATCGGATGCCCACATCAAGGATGATTTGTTTCAGGTTTTGCCAGAATTGATTTATTTGATTATTCGAGGCGACGAGAAAATTGCCATCGACCAATATGTGTTCGTCGCCCCAATCATTGAAGAAAAAAAATGGATTGGCGAAGTGGAACAGGAACACGTTGGGATTGTGGTGTACAACAACGAAGTACTCAAAAAACAAGGAATCGAGGTTGGGGACAAAATTGCTTTTCAAGTTGATTCGGAATACGAGTTCAATATTTTTGGACAAAAACTGTATCGAATACGAACCCATTGGATACTTGCCCAATTAGACGCATAAAAAAACCACTCGATTGAGTGGTTTTTTTTGTTCCTTAAATCAAAGATTACCTTTAATTTAAGTTCCAGCGAAAAGGGTTGTTGCAAAATTTCATTACGACAAAATTAGTAAAATATTTCACACCATCAACACAAATGTGAAATATTAAACGACAACAAACATTTATTATCGTTTAATTTCTATCTTTGTTGATGTGAAAGGATTATCCGAAGAAATAGAAGTATCGATTATCAATGCCTTGGAAGGTATGGTATTAAGCGTTGACATTTTAGAGGTCAGCGACGAGAAACTGTCTGCATTGGTGAAATCAAGAATAGATTCGTTTTCAGCCATTAAAGAGCTTTTGGTCACTTGGCAAAACTCCCCAAATGCACCCAGCCACGAAAAACTGAAAGGCTATATTGTTGATTTGGTAGGCGCCGGAGAAAACTCTATTGAGGTGCTTCGAAAAGCGTTGAAAAAGAAGATAAACTTTGACGAATTGGATGCCGAAAAATACGGCAACGCCATTCGCTCCAAACCCATTATCCTAAAAGCGATTACCGACATTAATTCTGGGAACATAGAACTGCGAAACCAAATTGAAGCCGACAAATTTGATTTGGCCCAAAGGGATTTCAAAAGGGGTTATCCCGAAAAGTTTGCCAACCAAGAGTTCTATCCTGCCAAAAACTACCACAAAGATTGGTATGACGTGGAAACAGATAGCGTAATGATATGCCCATTGGGTACCAAAGGCGAAATCATCACCCTGGATGGACTGAACATTATGCTTCCGAAAAAGCCGAAGCAAACCGAAATACTCTACCACAGACTACCCAAAGAACAACAATACTGGCGAAGAACAGAAATGCCGGCGGGACTTACTCCCGAAACCGAGGAAGCTTTTGCCGAATTTATACTCAAGGAATTCAAGCGAAGACGCGAGGGGCTTTGGTTTATGAACAATGGAAAGGCAGTTTATGTCACTCCAGAGCATTATATGGGCTTGCAGTGGAACCAAATGCTCGAAACCGGAGGATGCAAAGATTTTCGTATGGCACAAGCCAATATGTATTATTTTGCCAAAGCTTGCTTGGTAGATACCCGAAGTGTTGGAATGTTTTTTACCAAAGGCCGTCGTACCGGATTTACCGAGATGGCTTTGGACCATTTGATAAATTCCTCCACAAGCACCAAAAATGCCAAATACGGCATTACGTCCAAAACGGCGGATGATGCCTTGGCCGTATTCCTGAAATACTCTTACGTGATTCAGAATTTACCATTTTTCTTCCAACCGGTCGTGAAAGGAAAAATAGACGACGTGAAGAAAATGGTATTCGGAAAACCTTCGGACAATTCGAAAGCCAACAAGAAATTGCAGGATACTTCCACAAAGGACTACCTAAATACCTTGGTTGATTTTAGGGCTACCGCTACCCTAGCCTATGACTCCATTAAAATGAATATGTATCTTGGGGATGAAGCCGGAAAATGGGAACGGCCAAACAACTACATCGACCACTGGAACAACGTAAAGCCTACAATGGTACAAGGGGGTCGCATCGTAGGGAAAGCCTTTATCGGTTCGACACTGAATCCATTGGACAAAGGAGGAAGCCAATTCCAGACTCTAGATCGAGGTTCGAATGTATTGAAACGAAATGAAAACAACAGGACCGTGACAGGACTTTATTCCTATTTCTTGCCTGCACATTATAACGCAGAGGATTTTACGGATAGATACGGCATTTGTCATACCACGGTAGAATTGGGCAAAAGTTTTGTCAATGCTTTTGGCGAGTTGAAATTAATCGGTTCGCTGCAATACCTGGAGAACGAATTCAAGTCGGCCCGACTCTTGGGAGAGAAGTTTTACTGGAACGCCCGCCGTTTGGACCCGATTACCAAAGCCGATGCCTTCAGGGATGAATCAGTTTCTTCCATATTCGACGAAGAAAAAATAAACGAGCAACTGGAACACAACGAATTGTATGATGTTCGCCGCACCTTGGTTCGAGGCAATTTCTCTTGGGAGAACAACATTCCCGACAGCAAAGTAATTTGGACGCCAACGGAAAAAGGCCGCTTTTTAGTGGGATGGATACCGTCGGAGGAAATGCGAAACCAATTCATCAACAAACGAAACGAGTTCGGCCACGTATGCAAGCACCCCTTAAACACGGATTTAGGGGCTTTTGGAGTGGATACCTATGACCAAGATTCGGTGCAAGGAAGCAAACTGGAAGAAACCGAAAACGGATCGGAATACAACGGCGGTTCCAAGGGAGCGATGTTGGGATTGACCGGCACTACCCTAAAAAACGCGCCGAGCAATTTTTTCTTTTTGGAATACATCACCCGTCCGCAAACGGCAGAAATATTCTTTGAAGACTGCTTGATGGCTTGCGTGTTTTACGGGATGCCCGCCTTGATTGAAAGCAACAAGACCCGATTCCTGCTACACTTCAGGAACAGAGGATATAGAGGTTATTCCATCAATCGTTTTGACAAGCCAATGAACAAACTATCCCAGACAGAGAAAGATTTGGGAGGCGTTCCGAGTTCCGGAGCCGACATCATCACTTCGCACTGGACTGGAATAGAAAGTTACATCGACAAATATGTTGGAAAATACGTCCAAGGGCAAAACACTTTTGCGGTTCGGGAAGAAGGAGAAATGGGTTCGATGCCTTTTGACAGAACATTGAAAGACTGGGCCAAATTCAACGTGGCCAAAAGAACGGATTTTGATGCCACGATAGCATCGGGATACGCAATAATGGCGGTAAACCGAAGACCCTACATTGAACCAAAACCGGCTACAAGCACAGTAAGCATACAATTCAAACAATACAGCAACTAAGACCATGGCAAACCAAGACAACGAATTCAAAATATCGCAAAACATATCCTATCCAAGTCATTTGGACAGTTTTGAAAAAAAACAAAGTAGCGCTTTCGGGAAATCCGTGGGCGACATCATCTATTCCGAATGGTTTCACAAAGGAACCGGTAGATGTCGTTTTTATACCAGTAAATCCACTTTTCAAGAAAGGAGGATTTATGCCAATGGATTGGTTAAAATGACCAAATACCACGACAAAATTGGTACCAATGGCGACGTTTCCTTGTTGAGTCTTAGCACCAAGCCTTTGTCGCGTATGCCCAAGATTGTGGACTTGGTTGTCAACGGAATGGTGAACAGGAAATATTCTATCGTAGCCAAAGCCATCGACCCCGTTTCGCAAGAAAACAAGCAAGCGTATCGAAAAAGAATTGAATCCGACCAAAATACCTTGCCCATTATCCAACAGGCCAAGGAAGCATCGGGATTGGATATTGCCAGTATGCCCATTGACCAATTGCCGGAAACCAAGGAAGAACTTGACCTGCACATGCAAATGGAATGGAAACCTTCCAATTGTCTTTCGAATCAATTGGCGATAGCCACGGTAATGGCCGAGAATGAATACGACCTTACCATCGACAAGCAAATCAAGAGAGATTTGGTCGTGGACGGCATTGCTTGCAACTTCACGAGACTAAACCCCGCCAAGGGAATCATACAAAAAAGAATTGATCCTTCGGACTTGGTGTATTCGCAAACCAAAGACCCTTACTTCAGGGATTGTTTTTACAAAGGACACGTAGAGCAAGTATTGGTAAGCGACATTTTCATCGAATATCCGCAATTACTGAATGACGCCCAAGTCAAACAAGAAATCGTGGATTCAGGAAACAAATGGAGCATAATGCACGAGTTGTCAAAATCAGACAACCTGAAAGGAACGGCAAACCTGCTTTATTTCACCTATAAAACATTCCGGGAGCGCGCCAGCAAAATCAAGAAGAAAGCCAATGGCGAAGTCATTATCGATGACGCCAGCGAGTTTTTTGATTCTTCAAAACCAATAGACAAAAAAGACAAATACACCAGAGCTTCCGTGGTGGAAGAAATATTGTTTGAAGGCGTGATGGTTTTGGGAACCAACATCCTGCTGAAATGGGAATTGGCAAAATCGATGTCAAGACCCAAATCCAACAATCGTAAAGTTTGCGAGCAATACAATATCGTGGCTCCCAACTTCCAGGACGGGATTATTTCCAGCTTGGTGGGCAGAATGATGCCCATCGAGGACAAGGCAAACATTACCGAGTTGAAAGCCGAGCAAATCATCCAAGGCATCACTCCGGACGGTATCGCGATAGACGTGGATGCCTTGGCTGAAATTGATTTGGGCGATGGCAAGAACCAAACCGTACAGCAAGCCTTGAACATGTACCTTCAAAAAGGAAGTTATTTGTATCGCTCTTCCCAAATTGGAGGAGAATACAACAATGCCCAAAAACCTTTTCAGGAAGTGCAAACGGGCGACAGCATCAACAAATTGACTGCCCTAAGAAACGAGAACAACGGCTATATCGCCGAATTGACGGACGTGGTGGGATTGAACAAAGCCAGTGACGCCTCGAACCCCGACAGGGACAGTTTGGTAGGCATACAGAAAATGGCGGCCTACAACTCGAATTTGGCCACAAGACACATTCTGGACGGCGCAGGATATTTGACGTTGAAATCAGCCGAAACCATCAGTTATTGCATCTCCGACATATTGAAGTACTATCCTAGTTTGCGTGAAGACTTGATTCGAAAAATTGGGGCCACTGCCGTGGAAGACCTGGATTACGTGAAAGACCTTCATTTGAGTGATTTTGCCATTTTCTATGAATTGGAAATGGACGACGAGGAAAGAGCGATGCTTGATGCCGATTTATCCCTAGCCATCGAAAAAGGATTCATTGGCTTGGACGACAAATACAAAATCAGGGATTTCAAAGTTTTGAAACTTGCCATCCAATACTTGAGCATACTCATCAAGAAACGCGCAAAAATTACCCAAGAACAGGAAGCGCAAAAATTCAAGATGCAAGCCGACGAAAACATTCGTGCCAGCCAACAAGCGGAACAATTCAAGCAACAAACGGCACAAATGCAAGCACAGTTTGACGCACAAAAACAACAAGTCATTGCCGAGGGAGAAATCGCCAAGGAAAAAACAAGGGGTGAACAAGACCGATTGACGCTTACGCAAAAAATACAGGGCGACTTGGTGCTTCAAGACAAGATAAACGAAGGAATGATACAAAAAAACAGCTTGATTGAAGAGAACAAGGACAAACGAATCGACAAGGCATCGACCAATCAATCCGAGGAGTCCCACAGAAAAGAAACCGGAGGCGCACCGATAGATTTTGAAGCCAAGAATGCCGAAATGAAACAATTTGATTTATAACCAATAAAAAACTAGAAATTATGCCAGATCCAGTCAAAAAAATAATGGTAAAAATTGCCAAAAAGAAAAATGTAGAAGCCGAGGAAGCCAAAAAAGGAATTATAGATAACGAAACTAAAGAAGACGCCAAAGCTGAAGGATATGTTCCAAAAGGACTAACCAAAGAAATTATAAAAAAAATAGACAATACAACTGAATTCAACAAGAAAAGAGTTGATGTAGAGTCTATGGCTAAAACAGACAGTATTTCTGGTGCCAAAAAAGCAAAGTTTGAAGGTAAAGACTTAGTTGACCAAAGGCGGGCAGGAAACAAAGCCGCTAACGAAATAAGAAAAGAAGGAGGTATTCCGCAAGTGATGAGAGGAAAGGAATACGTAAACGACTCCAATCTGGCAGACAAGTACAGCACAGGTACATCGACTTCCACCAGGGATTCTTACAGCAGAACCAACCCGCTTGAAAAAGATATGCCAAAAGCAAAAAAGATAATGGTAAAGGTGAAGAAAGCATAAAAGCAAAAAGCGGATAACTTCAAGGCTATCCGCTTTTGGATTTGTTTCGCCCGAATGGAGCGATCAACTCTTGCCGAGCAGGGACACCCCACTCCAATAAAATAAAGCAACACTTGTACTTCGCGTTACTTTGTTGTCCATATTGTTTTGGCTTTCAATTTGACCTATATAAGAGTTAGACAGGTGCGCTTCATTTATAGCCGATAGGCGTTCTAACTACGGTTATGGCAAATGTACAAATAAAAATAAACGACAACAAACGTTTGTAATTAAATAATATCTACATTTGTCCTAATAAATCAAATTATATCAAGATGCCACAAGATGAAAACATAATTGAGGAAGCTGTAAGCGTGCAAACTCCAGAGAGCAACATCACATTTTCAGCCGTAAGCAACAATGAAGAAGAGGTCGTGATTCCTCCTGCACAGGAAGAACAGTTTGAAGCTCAACAAGAGGAAGTATTTGAAGACCAAGAGGAGCAATACAAAGAGGAAGAAGATGAATTTGTAGAGTTGGATGAAGATTTGGCGATACAATATTTGGCCGAAAGCAAAGGAATGACGGTTGAAGAGTTTCAAAACTCATTGACGCCAAAAGAGCAAAAAAAATATGCTCCAGAGATGGAGAAATTCAACGAGTTCATTGAAAAAACAGGGAATAAAAATTACAATGATTTCTTGGAAACCCAGAAAGACTGGAGTGCCGAAACGCCTGAGAATGTACTTAAAACCTACATCAAGCTTTCGAATCCCGACTTGACGGACAAAGAAGCCAATCATTTGTATAACAAAAAATACAACGTTGCCGACCTAGACGAAGAAATCGACGAAGACGAAATCTTAGAAAAGGGAATCAATGTAAAATCCGATTTGAGAAAAGCCAATGAGTTTTTCGAAAACCGCAAACAGGAATTTAATGCCGTTGGGGGGCCTGACGATTATATCCCGGAAGCGTATCGAGAAGCCAAAAAGTTTTACGACGATCACAACAACCAAGAAGAAGAATTTAGTAAAGAGGTAGAAACCAAGAGAAATAATTTTGTTTCTAAAACCGAAGCTTTGTTCAGTAGAGATTTTGAAGGGTTCAAAATTAAACTAGGCGACAACGAAACAGGTTTTGAAGAATTTTCCATCAAACCGGAAAACCTTGAAGAAGTAAAAGCAGACCAACTGGATTCCTTAAACTTTATTAAACCGTTCTTAGATAAAGAAACCGGAGAAGTTTCCGACCACGCAGGGTATCACGAAGCCGTTTATATGGCCAAAAATTATAAAACCGAGTTGAATAACGCTTACAAAAGAGGAATGGCCAAACAGCTTGAAATCAACGATAAGCTTTCGAAAAACATTCAGCCCGACAACATAAGGACGATACCAAGCAACGGCGGTTCCGGAGTTACTTTCACTAAGGATTAATATCTTTTTCTTGATTAAAAAATTAAAAAATAATTTTAAAAATCAAAAAAAATGGGAGCAATAGCCGCATCACCAGCAGTAAGATACACGCCAAGCGCGACAAAAGTGCCTACTGCCGCAAATTACCTGGATTTATCCGATATGAGTTACTCAACTCACGAAATTCCTGATATGGACAAAACTCTTAACAAGAGATATGGCAGTCAGATGATCGACGGTTGGTTCGAAAAAACAGGCCGTAAAATACCTTATGCCAGTGATGTCATCACTTGGACGGAAGAAGACAGATTAACACAACTTGCCACTGGAGTTGCCAGGACAGCAGACGTGTTTACATTGGCTGGACACACTTTTAGAGTGGGTGAAGTTATCACGGCTTTCTTGCCTGATGGTTCCGTTTCCAGACAAGGACGTATCTCGGCTACCACTTCCACCACTTTTACCGCTTCTTGTGGTGACGCAGCAGGATGGACAGCATTGGGAGCCACTGGAATCAGTGTTTTTGCCGATATTTCGGAGTTCTTGAAAGGTTCTGCAGGGATGCAAGAATCCTTGAACACGACTTACCAACAATACACTACCAGAGGTACCATCACCAAAGAAATGGTATCGGAAAACCGTACCAATATGACCCAGATTTCTTGGTTGAAAATGACCGACAATTCTTCTGGAGATACTTTGGGGTATGTTTGGTACAACGTAAACCGTGAAAACGCCGAAAAACGTTTCAGAAACAAAAGAGAATCTGCCAACTTCAATTCCAAAGAATGGGCCGGTGATTTATTGGCCGCAGGATACAAAGGTCGTGAAGGTCTTTTCGCTTCGATGGCACAAGGAAACATCTTTGCCGGAACTATTTCGGACAGAGCCAGTGCAGAGAATATGGTAGCCCGTTTGGAAAAACAAGGGCAATTGAGAGACAACATCATCTACGGAACAACCGCTTTCTGTTTTGCACAAGACGCGTTCTTGGCCAGCACCAACACCGTTGGATTGTCTTATGGTTCGTTTAACAACGACGAGAACATGTTCCAAAACTTGTCATTCAAAGGATACCAATTGGGAGGTTACGAGTTTAGCTACTCAGCTTTACAGTACTTGAAAGAAGCAACTGCCCAAGGAGCAATGGCCGGGGTTACAAAGGTTAATGGCTTTTTAGTTCCTTCTGCATCACAATCAGTTACTGACCCAATGCAAGGAACTACTTCCGTAAAACCAATGATCCACGTTCGTAATAGAGCTTATGGAGCAATGAACAGAGATTACGAATTGAGCGTGTTTGATTGGAAAAATGGGACAAGTGATACGGATACAATTCGTACAGAGTTCCAGTCGGAACAGGCTACAGTCCTTATAGGCCGCGCGAACACAATACTTTTCCGTGGCTAAAGGATAGTATTTGGATAATAAAAAGCCTCTCAAATTGGGAGGCTTTTTTATTAAATATGAGACCACGTTTCTTTACGTTTAATACTCCAAATCGTATTTTTACTAACATTATATTTTTCTGCTAAGTATTTAGTAGAAAAGATACTTTTACGTATTTCCAACACTTGAATTTCTGTAACTTTTGCTTTACGATGCGTTTCACCTTTTTGTATTAGAGAGTGCTTTACAGCGTGCTGTATGTTCTCATTATGAGAATTCCATTCTATAGCACAAGGACGATTATCTGTTTTAATTCCTTTTTTATGATTTACTTCTGGGAGATTAAATGGATTTGGTAGATATGTTTCTGCTACTAATCTATGGGATTGAAAACTTGTTCGTTTCTTATTTTTATAAAGACCACATCCTAAATAACCTTTTCTAGTAGTGTATTGTCTCAAAATCCTTTCTCTGGTGCCATTGTGAGGCATACTGCTTTTTATTCTTCCTAAATCACTAGCTTGATAAATACCGTCATAGTCTGGAATATCTTTCCATTGTTCGATTTTGGAGATTCCGTCGTCGTCGGTGTAGGTTATGTTTTCTATTTGCAGGTTTTTGTAGTATTCCATAGTTATTTATTTTATGGCGTTGGATCAGTTTCTTGGAATAAAGGACAAGCAGCATCTTTACATTTTATTTTCAACAGTCCGTTATTGGTTCGGTTCGATTTACGGACACCGCAATACTGGAATACTTTTGAGTTGCATTCCCATCGTTGGCGGTGTTCACAACCATTGCAGGTGTTTGTTACAATAGGAGTTTTCTCTTCTATTTCGAATAGTTTTTCCATAGTTTATTTTCTATTTTTACTCATTATCCCTTAAATTCAGGTAAAATACCTAAATAGAAAAATTTACCATTAATACTATTTACGGTCATATAAGTAAATACTTTTTTGCCTTTATGATTTTCAAAAGAATTGATAGCATCTCCACCTTGTTGTGCGTATTCGCTTGAATAGTGAGTAGGAACGCATTCTAAAATATCAAGATATAATGCTTCATCTATTTCGCAAGGTTCATTTAGATATTTATCCATATCTAAATTTGATTTTTCCCATTTTTTTAATGTTTTCATAGCCTTTTATTTCAAAAAGAAACGCCAATTAAAAGGAAAGTGGGTTTCCGATTAAAAGGCGCTCTAGTTTTTAATATTTTCCGTTGTTATTATTGACCCACTCGCAAATAACTTTTACAAAAATAGTGAATTATTTCACATTACAAAGTGAAATTTCAAATATTATTCGACAACAAACGTTTATAATCTTATAATGAATATCTTTGTTTCTGATAAAATTTTAACTTAAATCAAATAAAATGGAAACACAAGAAGTAAAATTGCCTTCTCACTTGTCCAATCTTTACAAGAAAATGGCAGCAGAAGGATTAATAGTTGACAAGAAATACGTCGGCGATATTCCGTTGGGAGAATACCTGAAATCGCAGGAAGAAGGAAGTGAAAAACCCGACACGGATTTAGAGGAGCCAAACATTCATCCAGAGCAAAAAGAACCATCAATTCCTTTGTCGCAAGTGGAGGCAATGATAGAAAAAATGCTTTCCGAAAGAACGCCAATCGTAGAAACTCCCAAGCCACAAGAAGTGCCACGCTACCAGGAGCGACCACAGTTTTCTCCGGAAAGCAATGTAGATGATATTCCGGAGCTTAGAAACTGGGAAATGAAAGACAGGGAATATGAATTGTGCGACGGCACCAAGCCAGTATCCTACTCTATTTCCAGTGAACACAGCGCCAATATGCCATTGCAATACACGAACAAGGAAACGCAAACGGTACACGTTATTCGCTATGCAACCAATCAGCCGTCTTTCTTTATCGAGAAGCAGAGTAAAGAGCCTGGTTCAGTTTTGAAAGCCGAGATTATTTTCAATTTTGGACGATTGAGAGTTCCGGCCAACAACGTAGTTCTACAAAAACTGCTTGCCATACACCCGCACAAAGACATTATTTTCAAGGAATACGACCCGTTGGCCGCATCCAGAAAAATCGTTTCGGACAAAAAACTGAAATTGAAAGCCGGTAATTTGGTTTTCACGGTGGGAGAAATGACCAACAGGGCTATTGCGAGTCTGGAATTTGCGCATTACGTAGATTCTTGGGCAAACGACATCCTGGAAGAAGAGCTTACCGTTTTTGCCGAGAAAAGTCCGCAAAAATACATCGACTACACCAATGACCCCACCATCAAGATGAAAGGAGTCATCAAGGCAAGTTTGGCCAGTGGCGAGTTGATTTATTCGAATTACCGATTTTTGAACAAAAGGCGTGAAACAGTTTTGGAAGTCGCCAAAAACCAGAACGAGATGGATGAATTGGTTTTGTATTTTGAATCCGGCATCGGCAGGACAACGTATGAATACCTTTTGAATAAGTTGTAATTCAAAATTATAGATAACAAAACCCATCCTAATCGATGGGTTTTTTCAATTAAAATATAGTTATTTACAAACGTTTGTTGTTGTTTATTTTCTATCTTTGCTTTAAATAGTTAGAGATGATCTCAATAAATAGATGCCGAAATACCGTATTGTATCTTTTAGATAAGAACAACAGAGGATTTATTGGACCCGAAAAGTTTGATACTTTCTGTTATTTGGCACAAATGGACTTGTTTGAAAACCTGTTTTTCCAATACAACAAATGGAAATTGAACGAGAACAAACATTTGTCCACTACCGAGTACGGTGATATTCCCAAGAACATACAAGAGCAGATTGATGCTTTTGCAACCTATTCTACCAATTCCAATTTCACGTACAGCAGTAGCAATGATGTTTGGAGTTTTACGGGATCGGATTTATACCGTTCCGAAGGACTTTCGCTGGTATTTCCCAACGGAAAAAAAATAGACGTGGAGGAAGTTTCGAAAGGAATCGAACTCAATAACTTGGTGAATTCAAAAATCAATATGCCCACGACCACCTACCCTATTTACACCAAAATCGGGCAAGGATTTCGAGTTTTTCCCAAAGTACCTACTACTCCTGCCGGATACAAATTGGAGTTGTTTTACATCAGGACGCCAAAAGCACCCAAATGGACTTATGTAAACGTAAGCGGAAACCCTGTTTACAACGCCGGTGCTTCGGACAAGCAGGACATTGAATTAGACGAAAGCCTATTTTCAGCCTTTGTCATCAAGGTATTGTCGTATTGTGGCGTATCCATCAAGGAACAGGATGTTGTGGCTATTGCCTCCAACACTGAAGTAGTAACCGATCAAAAACAATCCTGATTATGAGTTCTATGATACCCCAAGAATATTATGAAAGTGAGGTAAATCACGGCTCCTATGTGTATATAACTTTGGAAGAATTGGTTACGAACTTCGTTGCCAATTATACCGGTGACGGAAAAATTTTAGGCAAGTCTAAAAGAAGCCAAATCATATACCAATTCAAGCAAGGAATAAAGAAATTCAGCATTAATGCCTTGCGTGAAGTGAAAGCGGTAGAATTGGAATTGGGCGACACCCTGGACATTACACTGCCACCCGATTACGTGAACTACGTTAGAATTTCATACGTGAATCCAGATACGGGAGAATTGATGGTTTTGTCGGTTAACGACGATATGCCGTTGGCAACCGCTTATTTGCAAGACCACGATGCCGCAATCCTGTTTGACGACAACGGTTTTATACTGGAAGGCACCACATATTTTACCTCCATCAACGACAATGTAACGCAAAGAAACATCATCGGCACTGCCAATCTTTGCGAAATAGAGAACCCATATACTTTTGACCCTGCTCGCAACGCCAACGGAACGTTTCATATCGACACTAGGCAAGGTAGAATTCATTTCAGTTCGGACAATGCGAGCAGGGTTTTATTGTTGGAATACATTTCGGACGGGCTGGAATACAGCAACGAGAGCGACATCAAGGTAACGAAACTGGCCGAAGAAGCTTTGTATCATTACGTGAATTACTACTTGATGTTTACCCTGTCCGGCGTGCCGTTGTACGAGAAAAACGAGGCCAAAAAAGCTTGGGAGAGTTCGTATAAAAACGCCAAAATAGCCTTGATGAACATCAAGATACCCGACCTAATGTTGGCCCTGAATGCCAGAAGAAAATTGCTGAAATAAGATGAACCTAAAAAACATTTTTTCGAAGGGAACCGTAAACAAGGATGCGGATAGCCGATTTATTGATTCCAACGAATTGATAGATGCGGAGAACTTCTTCGTGAACACGATTGAGGGTGCCGGCGGCGGAATCGGGAAAAATGCCTTGGGTAATGCCTTGAAAACTACCTACACCATAGCAGGAGGAAAAACCGTTGGACACGGCGTGAATACCAGCAACGGAAAGGTATATAATTTTGTGAAAGGCAGTCTTTACGATTTCATCATTGAATACGATAGCGATACACACGCTGTTGAAAACGTACTTCAATCAACAACTGGAACACGACTTAACTTCAAGACCGGAGAAAGAATCACCAATGTAGAAGTTATTATCGGGAATCAAGAAGAAGATACTTTACTCAAGTTTTCAGGAGATAGCAATCCTCCTCGAATTTTGAACATTGCCAGAGCCAAAACTTGGGGAATGGATGGATTTACAGCTGAAGAAATAATGCTGATTAAAGCACCACCATTGTACCCTCCAACGGTAGTTCAGGTAAAAACATTGGACGTAAACGAAAATTTCCTGAAAGACAAATTCATTTCGTTTGCCACAAGGTACAAATACAAAGACAATTACTACTCGGCCATTTCGTCTTGGCAGGAATACGCTTTTACTCCGGATCGTTTTGATTTGGACATCAGTGCTTGTGAAAACAAAGGAATGACCAATATCTACAATGGTTGCGACATTAGTTTCAGCACAGGTCCCAGAGAAGTCATCGGGATAGATTTGTTGTTTAAATACAGTAATTCGACCACGGTTTACAAAGTGGACCAGTTTGTAAAAACAGAAGAATCCTGGGGGGACAACATCACGATTCCAACGCCAATACGCTTCACGAACAACAAAGTATTTTCCGTTTTGCCGGAAGACCAATATTTCAGGTCCTACGACAATGTTCCTGAGAATACCGATTGCGAAACCACGGCAGGAAACAGGACAATGTTTGCCAATTACAGGGAAGGAAAAAACTTGTTGGATAAAAACAATAATCCCGTGGTAATGGATTATACCGTGGGCTATTCATCATTGTCGCCGGAATCTTCGCCTTTGTCCAAAGCGAAACTATCCACTACTTCCCTATTTGACGCTTCGACGATTGCCGATGGAAAAATACGATTGGATTTTACGGGAAAAAGCCTAAAGAAAGACGGAGCCATTTCGATTTTGTTCAACATCAAATCGATTGCCGTTACACCGCCTTTAACACCGACAAGACCCATTGCCGTTTTCGACAATTCCTACGTAACCGTTTTGGACAAAGATTACGACAGCATTTCGGACGTGATTGCACAAGATGCGGACAACTTGTTCAAGTCCGGAATTGAAGGTTATTTCAGCAATTTGTTTAAAAGCACCTTTCTTGTATTGCCAGGAGATTCATTAGGCTTTCCTCCATCTTTGTTCAATGGATTCAAGGTAAACGTCATCAGCAGCAATGTTATTGATATTGTGTTTCCTTCAATGAAATATGAAATTGAAGTTTTGCCTTCAGGCCCCAACACTTTTGTCATTGAATACTTCCAAGACAGTATTACCACGGCTTACGTGGATTCCATTGCGAGCAAGAAAAGTATGAAAAGCTACAGAAGTTACGAGATAGCTACTTTGTATCGTGATGCCCAAGGAAGAAAAACCACGGCATTGACCAGTGAAAAAAACACTGTTTTCGTTCCGTTGAGCAAATCCACGTCCAAAAACACCTTGACCGTGAATATGGGTTCCACGATGCCTCCTGCCTGGGCGACATCCTATAAATTTGCCATCAAGGAAACGATAAAAACCTACGAAGAAATCTATACCACCGACTTTTATGAAGACGGGTATTATAGATGGGTTCGATTGGAAGGCGGAAGCAAAAACAAAGTAAAGGAAGGCGATATTTTGTTGGTGAAAAGCGACGTGTCGAGTATTCACTCCAAACCAGTCACTGCCAGGGTTCTGGAAGTAAAACTTCAAGACAAAGATTTTATTGCGGGAGGAGTTTCGGAAATGACAGGACTGTACATGAAGATTAAACCCGTGGGTTTTGACATGAAGTACGATCCGGACGGCTACAGGGAATATATAGCAAATGCGGGAGAGCGAAGTGGCTATCCATCGGTTACATTGACCATTCCAAATGCAGTTGCTACAGGGAATATTCCGCAAAACTCCATACTTTCCATTTCCTTGAAAAGTAGTTTCAGCCACGAAGACGAGTTTAATGATTATGATGTAGTGATTGTGGCATCGAGTGATTATCCCGATTTCCAGACTTTTTACAATGCCCAGATTGCTTCATTGGTATTTCAGGGGTACAATACGGGAGTGGATTTTGGAGGCGTTTTTGCCAAAGAATCGACAACGCCAACCACTTTGAAAATAACAGGTACTTCCAACGGAAGAAATACCGTAATAAGTCCAAAAAGCGGATTTCTGGAAGTGAAAGTCACTTTGAGAACCACGGCAGGATTTATGATATTCGAGAAACAAGGAATTGAAGAAAGTTCCAACCTGTTTTATGAAACTCCAGACGTATTCCCAATAGTAAATGGATTGCACGTTTACAACGGAACCAACGTTATTGACGGCGTTCATTCATTGGTACATACCTTCAATTGTTTCGTGATGGGCAACGGCGCCGAAAGTTATCAAATCAGGGATGCTTTTAACGAAAAATATTTATCCATAGACTTTCCTTCCACCGCCGTCAGTGCCGATGGCTACAGGCAAGAAAATCGCTATGCGGAGATTACGTATTCAGGAGTTTACAATTCAAGCACAAACACGAACAAACTGAACGAGTTCAACCTGTATTTGGCCAACTTCAAGGAAGACATCGACAAGAGTTATGGTCCCATCGTGAAAATAAAAGGTACCGATTCCAATCTGGAAGTGTACCAAGAGGACAAATGTAGCAAGGTGTATTACGGAAAAGACTTGTTGTACAATGCCGACGGCAGTACCAACTTGACCAAGATTAACGATGTTTTGGGACAACAAGAAATGTATGGAGGAGAATACGGCATTTCCTATCATCCGGAAAGTTTTGACGAATATGCCTTTAATTCCTACTTGACGGACAGCAAAAGAGGAATCGTATTGAAAAAATCCAACAATGGACTGTTCGAGATTTCTAGCCAGGGAATGAACTCTTATTTCAAGAAATTATTTCGCGACAACATCATCAACCAAATCATTGGGGAATATGACCAATACCACGATGTATTCGTGTTGAACATCAAAATGAACAATAACCCAGACGATTATGTTACCTGGGTTTATAGTGACAAGGATAACGGATGGTTGGGCAGGATCAAATTCAATCCGGAGGATATGTGCCGTGTGAATGGAAAGTTTTTGTCTTTCAAAGACGGAAAAATTTACGAACACAACCAAGCCACGGGAAGAAACACTTTTTACGGCGTGGAATACCCAAGCCAATTCACGTTCAATTTCAGCCAATTGCCAAGTGAGAGGAAAACTTTTAAAACGCTGGAAATAGAAGGAAATATAGCGCCAAATATTATTTTAAAAACCGACTTGGACAACGGATACATCAATGCTACGGACTTTGTAAAGGAAGAAGGGGTTTACAGAGCCTACACGAGAGCTTCCAACAGCTCCATAGATGCTTCGTTATTGTCTTGCCAAGGCATTGGAAATTGTTCCATTAGCGGGCTTGTATTGAGTTTTGGCTTTCCGTTGGAAAGTTTTGTTTCCGTTGGCGACGAAATCAGGAACAGTAGTTTGCAATTGGTGGGAGCCATTCAAAGCAAAACTTCAAATACAATTACTTTAAATACTGTAAACAATATTGTTGGCGGAGATTTTGTATTGTGTTCCAAACCGCAAAGCATCGAAAATCAGGGATTGACTGGTTATCACCTAGAAGTTACAGCAGTTTTTAACAATCAAGAAAAGAGTGAAATTTATGCTGTAGGCACCGAAGTGGTAAAATCATATACGTAAAATGAATTTAGACAAAAAAGAAATAGCCAAAAAATCATTGACCAACAGCATCGACGAGTTGGAAGCCGCGATGCTGGACAATTTTGAAATAGTGGATTGCCCGGTAGTGAACCGGTTTACGGATGGAATGTACGTAAGGGAAACCACGATGCCGGAGGGTTCGTTGATTACGTCAAAAATTCACAAAACCCAGCACACTTATTTCGTGATGAAGGGAAAAGCGATTGTATGGATTGACGGCGTGGAGCATTTGATAGAAGCACCATATATAGGGATTACGGAGCCAAATACCCGTCGTGTCCTGTATATTTTGGAGGAATGTACTTGGGCGACTTCGCATCCGAATCCCGACAATGAAAACTTGGAACAAATAGAAGACAGGATAATCGAAAAACACGACAATCCATATTTGTCTTTGGAGATAAAAGATAGATTAACTAACCTCTTAAATAAATAGCTTATGTCTTGGGTCGCAGTAGGAACAGCAGCAGTAGGCACAACTATGAGTATCATAGAAAAAAGCAGTGCCAAAAAACAACAGAAAAAATTAGCCAGCGAAATGGCCAACCAAAAGCGTCCTGATTTAAGCAATGTTGCCGATGGATTGCAAGTTTCGACCAGAAGCTCCGATTTGCAACGTGAAGAAGCCGCCAGAAATTCGTCGAGTTCCGTGGATGCTTTATCCGAGGCAGGAACAAGAGCCATTGGCGTGGGTGTGGGCAGGATTGCCTCAGTCAATGCGGATACCAATGCTAAAATAGGAGCCAATCTCGACGAGCAACAAAAAAACATCGATATGCTTCGCGCGCAGGACAACGCCAATATCCGATCAACCAAAGAGCAACGCTACAATGCCAATTTAGCGGCCTTGAGTTCGCAGTACAATGCGGCAAGCCAAAATGAGGCCAACGCAAACGCAAATATATTACAAGCACTGGGTTCGGCAGGAAGTGCGGCCGCCAATAAATCGGCAACAGCCAAAACCCCCAAAGAAGTAAAAGGCGTGAGTTCATTAACTCCAGCCGGAACCACTACGGCTAAATCTGCAAAAAGTGGCATAACAGCCTCTTCTCCATTATCTGATCCGTACTATAACAAATATAAATAAAGTTTACTATGGGAGTAATAGGAACGAGTGCAGGTGGTTACGCAACGGTTTTGCCAACACAAGGGAATCCGATTGGAGAAGCTATGGCTAACGTGGAAAACTCCATGTTTAGATTCAAAGCGCAAAAAGCAGCCGATGAAAAAACAAAACAAGATGCCGAAAATGATTTGTACGAAAGACGAAGACAAGAGTTTTCGGACGCACAGCAATTCAGCAAGGAGAATCCATTTGTGGCAACGGGTATGGGGATTGATGGAGCCAATATGCAAGGTTACATGAATTTCAAGGATGCGGCTAACGCGGCCCAATCCGAATACCTAAAAACAGGCGACCCTAAACAACAGGCTATTTACATGAACGCCGTTGCGGGAGCCAAAGCCATTGGAGAAATGCCCACGCAACTCAACAACTTGGTAAAATCGTGGGATGAACATCCCGAATTGTTTAATGCGGAAGACCTAAAAAACAAGAGGAATTTAGTAGCCAAACTAGGTGCCGGCGGAGCTGTTCCCAGAGCCGACGAAAATGGAAGGCCGGTTTGGGATTTGGTTGAAAAAGACGATAACGGCAATATCGTGAAAATTGTTGAAAAAGGAGTGAATGCGGCAAGAATGAAAAAACTGCTTGACGTAGTTCCTGCATTCAATATTGACGATAAAGACGGACTGATAGAGCGATTCAGCAAAAATGTGGGCAAGGAAGTAAAAGTGACTGAAGGAACCGGATTGAATGCCAAAGAAAGAACCTACACTCCAGGAGCGAAAGAGTTTGCCATGATAGTAGCCGACAACGCCATCAAGGACCGTAGCGCTATGTATGAAACCTTGTTGAGAATGAAACTGGATCCCAACGACGAAAACAACTATACGGACGAAAAAGTAAGAGAAGATGCTTCACAGTATTTGCAAAACATATTGATGACAACACGCCAAGAAGCGATTTCGGACAAACCGGATACCTCGATAGCAAGCCTTGAAGAGTCGAAAAGACAACATAAAGAATCCAATGCCATTGCAAGGGAAAACCTGAAGATAAGCAAAGCCAATTCAGCCTCGACAATAGCGGCAAGAGAAGCCGACAAAAACACGGATAAAATAAGCAAAACATCGGTGGTGTTGACAAAAGCAGGAAAGGAACGATTGGCCAAGTACAAAAAAGCAAATCCCGACATCAAGAACATTGACTATAACTTGGTTGGATTTGCACCCGGAGAATATGAAACCGTGACGACTTCATCTGCCGTCGTGAAGAAAGGCAATGCCGCCACTCCTAAACCAAAAACGGAAGTCAAACCAAAACAAACACAGGATCAGTGGAACGCGGCTTGGGCAAAATTGAAAAAAGGAGAAAAATTAGTTGGATTAGACGGAAATACATACACAAAAAGCTAACAAAAATGGGAGAGTTCATACCACCTACTGACGGAAAAGTAACAAAGAAAGCAAATATCAATGCCTTTGTTCCACCCACTGACAGCGTAGAATTAAAAAAAAAAGAAACGTTAGAGCCTACTGCAACTCCACAAAAATCGGCATCGGTAATGAGTACTGGTTCTTCGGGTGGAGTAAATCCGGCGTTTAAGAGTAGTATTCCCTCTCCTATTCCTGATTTTAATTCGATGGAATCGGTGAAATCCGTTGTGCAAAAACCTAAAATTAAACTTCAAAAACCTCCCGTAAAAGAAGATACTTCATTCTTTGATTATTTGAAGGAGAATTTAGATACTGGTTTGGCGACGGTTTCTAAATCTGTATATGATGCTCCGGGGCTTGTTTATGATGTGGCGGCTTCGATTACAAATCCTATGTTTAGGGCGATGGGCGTTGGTGAAGATAAATTAGCTTCGTCGGATAAATTAGCCAATGACTTAGGATTTAAAAATATTCCTTCTGAAATACTCAAAGAAAAAATAAAAGTTTCCAATGAAAAGATTAATGCGTATTCTGCCAAGAATGGGGGCGACGCATTACAGGCTGTTAAGGATGGAAATTATGTAGGTGCGGCTAAATTAGTTGCAGGGACTACAGCACAATCACTTCCTATAATGATAGCGGCTATGGCTTCGGGAGGAGAATCAATGGCTTTAACGGCGATAGGAGTTTCGACGGCATCTACTAAAAATGCACAATTAAAAGAAGAAAATCCTGAAATGGCATTAGGGACAAGGGTTTTGAATTCTGCTAATGCGGGAATTATCGAAGCGGTTACGGGGCATTTATTTACAGGTGCTTCGGGTGCTGTGATGAAAAAAATAATCGCCGATAAAGGAGTTGAGGCAGGTTCAAAAATCATTGGAAAATCATTCAGGACTACTATTGAAAAATCTATAGAAAAAAATCCACTTGTAAGTGCTGTAGGGGAAGTTGTTGAGGAATCCGCAGTTGAGTTTGGAAACCAAGTAAATGATATGTCATCGGGAATACGAACTGAATTTGATTTTCACGCTATTAAAAATGCGGGGTTATCCGCTACGGGAATGGGCGGATTGCAAACATTGGGAGTTTACGGGGCAAAAGGATATGTAAAAGCAAAAGACTACGCTAAATTAAAATCCATAAACAAAGAAGTATTCAAACTACGAAGCGAGATTGACAACGGAAATTTATCTCCTGAAAACAAAGCTATTTTAAGTTTACGCGCTGATAGATTAGAAGCCGAAAACAAGAAATTGCTTGGTACAGAGATAGAAAAAGCAAAAGCACTACCTACGGAAGCTAAAACAGAATTAAATGCCTTAAATAATGAATTTGAGGACTTAAAAACTAAGTTTGATGACATTGATGATGCCGAAGACATTCCTGCAAATTTAAAACCTGCTATGAAGGAAGAAATTAAACTTCAGGCGAGTAAAAACCAAAAGCGTAAAACTGAAATTTTAAGCCAAAACGACGGTCTTGAAGTAAATGACGACTTCTCTAAATTTGAGGGCGTTGAGCCTGATTTTGATTTGGAGAATGGAAAGATTTCGTCATTGCCGTTGAAAGAACAAAACCGATTAAACAAACTTGCCGTTGAGAAAATCACCAATGGCGACAAAACTATTGAGTACACAAAAGAGCAAGTTTCTGAAACCGCAAACGAAATTTATAAAAATGAGCAAACTCCCCCAACTCCCGAAGCCCAACCACAAACCGAAGTACCACAACAAGCCGAAGCCGAGAAAGTAGATGAATTGCGAGATTCTACCAAAATCTCGCAAAATCAAGCAATATCTCCAGTAGAAGATGTAGTTGCTCCTAGTGTTAAGAAACCTATTTTGAATAAAAAAATAGATGTTGAAGACAGCAGTAATAGAAAAGGATTAATACCAATATCGGAATTAGAAGATTTTATTGGCGAGGATAGAAATGGAAATGCAGCAATGCCAAATTCAAGAGAAACTATTGACAAACTAAAAGAAGATATTGCTAAAAATGGATTTAAAGAACCTATTGTTTTAGTATATGATAAATTCAGTAACGACGGTGAGGCTTCAATTATTGAGGGAAATCATAGAATAATTGCCGCTAAAGAATTAGGATTTACTGAAATTCCTGTTAGAATTGAAAAAGGAACATTGAGAAGCGATGAAAGTAGAAAATCTGACGGAATGTTCCCTTTAAACAGAAAAAAAATAGGAAATATAAACGATACACGAGGAGTAAAAGGTTCTGATTTAGGATTAACAGTAAGACAACCAAATGAAAATGACTATGTAAATGAAGCAACACCGGAAACAAATACTCCTACTAATGGAAACGTTCCACTTGGAGCTTCAAATGTGGGAGAAAGTGGAAACGCCAAGCCAAAAAGTAATTCAAAAAGTAGTGTACAGAGTTCCGTTGACGGTGGAGAAGTTAAAGGAGATGCTGAAGGAACCAAAAAATCCGTAACTTTACCAAACCTAGATGATATTACCGATTTTATTAATCAAACCTATTTAAACGATGGAAAACAAGAAGACAAACCAACAGCCGAAACCAACCAAGAAACAGATGAAAATAGCGCTAAAGAAAATAGCGATTTATCAAGCGGCACAAAAAGAAGCAAACAAAAAGAAATAAAACTAAATTCCGATGGACTTATCTCTCAAAAAGGAAGAACTCCATTAGAAAAAAGAAAGTTCAAAGGTGATAGAAAAACTGCGGTAAATATCGAAGTTGTCGATAACCAATCTCTTGTTTTAAATTATTTTGCAAGAGGAGGTAAAATATCAAGTGATTATTTTAGCAGCAAAGGTGAATTACAGGCAAGAAATAATTCATTTAATGGAATTGCTTCTAAAAAAGCAGAAGGAATAGATAGTATTGCCCATAATTTATGGCAATCGCAAGAAAACAAAACACTAAAACTAGATACGCAACAAATTAAAAACTCTATTGAGGATGTTGTGAACTCACACAATACAGTTCAAGATGTTGTAAATACGCTTATTACACGTTACTCCAAAGAAGAAAAACAACAAACACCTGAGGAAGAACAGGCTTATTTTTTGGCGGCAATGGAGTTTCAAAAAGAAGAAAAAAAATCTGATGAAGAAACTCAAGAAGCAATAAGTGTATTAGACCAATTATCAGACTCAGAGATTATAGAACTTGCAGAAAGTCAAGATAAAAGTTTTGAGGACTTCCTTAAAGACCTTGAAAAAAGACAAGTTACCTATGATTTTGGCCCATTTTCAGAACAAGGAACCATACAGCTCGACGGATGGATTTTATCTCAAAATGGAGAATTATTATCTCCTGAATCTGTCAGTAATGTAAAACAGGTAAATCTAGAAACACAAGTTGAAGTAAAAGTTGAAAAACCTATCAGTAAAGATACTCCTGAATTAAAAGAAGTAAATGCAAAACTTGAAAAAGCAAACGAAAATTTACGTATTGCCAAGGAAGCACTTGACCGTAAAGCAAAACTACTCGACAAGGAATTATTGAAAGACAACGAAGATATTTTTGGAGAACGAAAAAGCCAAAATGAAAATAAATTATTCGACGAAAGAGTAGATGTAAATGCCAGAAACAAAGCCACTAAAAAAGAACGACAATCGGTAAAAGATGCTCAAGACGAAATAAAAAACCTAACCGATTTAAAAGCAAAAATTGAAAGCGGGGAAATTAGTTCTACCAAGGAGATTTATTTTGCCAAAATTGACGAAATTGCCAATATAATCAAAAAAGCAACCAAGGCCGACATCGACCCGAATGACTATGATAAAAATGGTTTTGGATTTGATCAGGACAAATTAATCGATTTGATTGCTACTGCTGCAAAATCATTAGTAAGCAAAGGAATTGACATAAACCAAGCAATCAAGCAAGTGGTAGATTCTATAAAAGCGAAGTTTGGGGATTTTGACGTTGACATTGACTCGGTAAAAGAAAGAATCAATCCGAAGAAAGAGGCGGACAACAATTTTAAATCCAAGTCTGGTAAAAAATCGTTGTTGGGTAGATTAATTGAAGGTGGAAATCCGGACGAAATCACGAAAGCCGTAAAAGAACTTGGCGAAAACTATGATGTAAGAAATCAAGAGGACGCCAATACGGAAGCAATGGATTTTATTGATAAAGTTGGCGCTTCGGAAGCCTTGAAAGCCATTAAAGACGGTTTAATTACAAACTCCGACGTAAAAATGCTTATTTACGACGAAGCATTGACTCGCTTAAAAACAGAGATTTCAGACGAAATCAACAATAATCCGGAAGACCGAGAAGCCTTGATTCAAAAATTTCAGGAACTATCAAATGATTTTGATAATGCCATCCGCGATGCTGGACAAGGGATTGCCATTATGAATTACATTTACAATAAAAACCAAACTCTAAAATACAATCTTGCAAAACAGATTAATGATTGGAAACGAAATGATCCAAACGGCGAAATTCCTGCTGATGTAAAAGCGAAGTTCGAAGAATTAGAAAAGAAACTGAAAGACGTTGAGGAACGTATCAAAGATGCCGAGGAAAGAGCTAAGAAAGCGGAAGATGAATTAGCTATAAAAAATATTCAGGAAGATGTAGAGCGAAAAAACCAAGCGGCAAGAAAAAATAAATCGGGATTAACCCCACAAGAGCAAACTCGTAAAAAACAACTTCGTGATAAGTTTACGAGAGCAAATGATGTTACAGGGATTCCTGCATTATTAGTGGACCCTGAATTTAGAGAATATTTAGGATTGGTTTTAAAAACTGCCAAAGGGGATTTCGCTAATTTCTCTAATGAAATATTGAAAGATTTAGGAAAAACCGCCAGACAACATTTACCTGAATTATTCGCCAATGCCGGTGGAAAAGGAGATGTAAAAGTAACCGACCTGGAAAGCATTGCCATTGGTAAAAACGGTAAAATAAAAATTCCGGCACAATTGCTTAGGGATTACGTAGAAGCGGGAGAAACCGACATTGATGTTATTGCGCAATTGATAAAAGACGACATTGCCGACGAGTTTCCAGATGTGGACGTAAGAGACATTCGTGATGCCTTGACAGGATATGGAAAGCAAGTGAATCCCAACAAAGACGAAATTTCAGCCCAAGTAAACAAGCTCAAAGAATACGGAAGGCTACTTTCGGCTTATGATGACGTGATGAACGGTAAAATGCCGTTGAAAAGCGGATTGGTTCGTCCAAAAATGGAACAAAAAGCAAGGGAGTTACGAAAAAACATCAATAGGCTGGCCAAGGAATTAAACTTGGAACCCGTTGACTTGGAAAAACAATGGGCCAACGCGCTTGACAAGGTAAAATCGCAACTTAAAAACCAAATAGAGGACCTTGATAAGCAAATTTCCAACGGGGAGAAACGCAAGGTAGAGCGAACTTCCATAAAATTGGATGAAGAAGCCACTGCATTAAAGGAAATTCGTGATGCCAAGAAACAACTATTGGATGATTTAGTTGGAAAACCGGAATTGACCGAAGAGCAAAAAATAGCGAATGCCGAAAAATCATTGGAGAATTCCATTAAAAAAATACAGGAAGAAATTGACACCAACGACATTGCTTTCAAAGAAAAACCAACGGCAGTCACTTCCCAAAAAATAGAAGAACTGAAATCGGTAAAAAAAGCATTGTTGGAGTCTAAAAAACAATTGCGACAAGAAGCTGGGCTTATTGAACAACAACGTCTGAAAACAGCAAAAACTCGCATTAAAAACCAAATAGAGGAATTAAACACCAGAATCAAAAACAAGGATTTTGCCAAAAAGGAAATTAAACCCATATTGGCAGACAACGAGTTGAACACTTTGCGCGCAGAGAAAGAAGCCGTTTATGAAGAGTACGAAAAAATGAAGTACTTGCAAGAGTTGGAAAACAGAACCTTGGCCAAAAAAATAATGGATGAAGGATTGGAAGCTATTGGATTGGCACGTGCCGTAAAAGCATCCCTGGACTTGGGGTTGATAGGAATACAGTTAAGAGGTTTTACCTATAGCGAATTATGGAGAAGCCCGAAAGAACTGGGGCGCAAGTTTGTAAAAATGTTTGGCGCCATTGGCTCCCAAAATAAGACAAATAAGGCAATGTCGGCATTGATAGGACATCCCTTGTATTCATTGGCCAAGAAACTCGACATCGGCATCACGCATCCAGATTTAAGAAACGAGATTCGTGAGGAAATAGCATCGGGAAATTTACTGCATTTTATTTGGAGTTCTCCAGTTATAGTGGCAGAAGCACTAGGCGCAAAAAATATTGTAAATCAAAAAAGAACTTCCATAGGAGATAGTTTTATTAATTCGGCTAAAGGGCAATTCAATAAATTGTTTAAAAACTATCAATTGGACATCAAGCAAAAAGAAAAATTTTCCATCAAGGAACAATGGAGAAACATCAATGCTTTTGAAGCGGTAGAAAGAGGATTGAGCGTTTACGGAAACCAGCTTCGTTTTGAGGAATTTGTGAGAGGCGTGGACAGATTGAAAGCAGAAGGAAAGGACGAAATCAACCATTTGGAAGATTATAAGTTGTTGGCCAGTTACATCAGGACGTTTTCCGGAAGGGCAAAACCGGCAGGATTTGAACTAAACCAAAAGGCGTTGAACGTGTTTTTCTTTTCGTTTAAAAATATGGCTTCGGTGATACAACAATTGAATCCTGTTTACTATATGCTTCAACATGGAAGGTCAACTGATTTTAAAAATGGAAATTACTTTAAACCTACTGTAGCCAACAAAATGGCGATGGCCACGATGTTTAAATCCGTTGTTTCCACGTCGGCGACATTGTTGTTTGTAATGGCTACTTATAACGCGTTTAAAGACGACGACGAAGAGGAAGCTACAATAGAAAAAGACCCAAGAAGTTCTGACTTTGGAAAGCTAAAAATTGGAAATTTCAGATATGATCCGTGGGGTGGATATATTCCATTAATTTCGCTATATGCAAGATTGTATTTCGAAGAAACTAAAAAAGCAGATGGAAGTATAGTTAAATTTGGTGAGGATAAATTTGGAATTCAAAACCGAGGCGATGTTGCTTCAAGATTCTTAATCAACAAAGAATCTCCAGGGTTCCAGATGTTCCACAAATATATGACATCAACAGAAGAAGTGGACAAAGCAACCGGAGAAACTTATAGAGCAACGCCATTTGGAGGAAAACTATCAGAGGAAGACGCTTATTCATTTTACCCCATATTTTTGGGTTCCGTAAAACAAGCCAAAGAAAAGGATTATGATGGCGTAAAAGCTTTCTTGACGGCTTATTCCATATTAGGGTTAGGAAACGTTCAGGATTATGAGCAATCGGAGTCTAAATCAAGCAAAAAAGGCGCATTTGACATTCCAAAACTAAAACAACCAGATTTCAAGTTGCCCAAGTTTTAAAGAAAAAGCCTCAATATCAAATTGAGGCTTTTATTTATTTGGTTGGATTTAGATTTTTGAATAGTTTTTTCAATACTTTTTTGGAGTCTTGAATTTCTTTTTCCTTGTTTACTTTTTTGAATAGTTTTTTTAGTTTTTTGGCATCGTCTTTAGATTGGATGTTTTTGATGATTTTTTTTTGTTGTGAATTTAGTTTTGACATAATTTTATTTAAGGGGGTTTATTAAAAATTGAAGCAAATGTAGTTATTAAAACTATTCAAAATATGGTAATTATCATACAAATGATAATAATAATTATTATCCTTACTGGAAACCTCATTTTGGCTAAAATTTAACAGAATTGGCGATTTCTAGGAATTCTTCGACGGCTTCGTCCGGTATTGTTCCGATGTTTATTTGGAAACCGAAAGGTTTTAATTCCTTCCATTGTATTTCTGGGAACCTCCGGAGAAATTTACGTAAATCTACCTGTCTTTGTTTTAATTCTGGAGTGTATGGAGTTTTTGGAAGAGCTTTTCTCATTTTACAAAAAATCTTCAAATTTATGTGTATCCAATCCTGTGTAGGTGTGAATTAGTTTTCTTAAATCAAATCCACATTGATTCGCCATATTTCCTCTTTCTTCCAAATTCATTTTGTCATAATCCTGATTATCGTACATTTTGTCCATCAGGGCGGTTTGAAAAATAATCAAGGCATTCATAAACTCCCGATTGGTATAGTTTGGCTTATTTTCATTTCCGATTGCTTCTGCATTTTGATTTAAAATGTCTGTAGCAATAATTTCTAATTCTTTTTTGTAGGTTCTCATAATTTATGTTGTTTGTTTAAACTCTTTTATCTTGATGTCGTATTGGAGTTTTTTGGCTATTAATTCTTGTTTGGTGTATTTGTGGTTTCTTTTGGCATTGGAATCGGCTTCGAGATTTTCGACAAATTCCAGTCCGTAGCGAGTGACGAGTCCTTTCCGGTATTCGAGCAGGTTTCCAGATAGCATTTTGTTGCAATAGGTATTACACTGCTTATGACAATTTCTCTCATCGAACATCAATCCAGAGTACATTCCTGCCGAGAAAAAATGACCTCCGGCCCAATCTTTGGTTTTGGAGTTTCCACAACTTATGCAAGGCAAGTTTTCATCGCGGAGTCTTACCCATTTTTGGAACGATTTTTTGGCTTCTCTCTCGTAATCGGACAGGGTTGCCAATTGTTCTCTTCGTTCTTTTTTTTCGGCTGTCCATTCCTGCTTGGCTTTTTTCGCCTTGGCTAGTTTTTGCTTGGCCACAACCTCAATGGCGTATTGGATTCGGCAATCTTCTTTCTGACAGTATTTTTCCAATGAAGAGAATTTTGGAGTAAAACTCTCTTTGCAATGTTTACATTTTGGCATCGGCTTCTTCTTTAAATACCAACTGCAGGTTTTTGTAGTGGTAGCTGTTTCTGATTCCGTTGTCCCAAAACACGATTACGGGATTGTATTTTCCGTCGACGGAAACTATGGTTCCCTCTACATCGCGTGGATTGTATTTGTCTTCCGGGTATTCTACTCCTGTTATTTTTACTCTTGTTCCTTTTTTCATTTTTAGTTTTGTTAATTTAATTATCCGATAAATACGCTTTTTTGCAATTTGAATCGCAAAACTCTCCATTGCACTCTTCCCCGCAAAAATTGCAAGAAGACTCTTTTTCTTCTGGAGGATATTCGTTGGAGTTTATCATTTTTTATGGTTTAAATGATTAATTATAATCACCCAAAATCCAAAAGCAACTATAACCTGCGCCAATAAAACCCATCCAAAAAGAATTAGATTTCTTTTTCCTATGTGATATTCTTCCTTAGTCATAGCTTAGTTTTTTAGCAGGTATTTTACGGGGCGAATATCTTTGTGTTGGCTAGCCAGTTCCAAGGCTCTATTGCGGGAGTCTTTTGGTTCATCGTGAATGGGTTTGCGTAATTCTGGAGGTAATCTTTTTTGGTTTCTCATATCGGGTTTTGTTACGATGGTTTTAAAATTTAGTTTTGACTGTTTTGTTTCGAAGTATTCATCCAGTTTTTTGCTTTGCTCCGGAAACGGCATTAGGTCTATAAGTTCTATTCGGCTAGATAGTTTTGCTATTTCCTTGCAAATTTTTATGGACTGGCTTCGATTGGCTATTTTCAGGAAAGCCACGTAGGATGATACTTGTTTGTCGAGTTTATTTCGTTGAGTTATGTGATTCATAGAGTTTTAGTCTTTTTTTGTCGAGGTCAACATCCACTATCCGGCTTACTTGATGGGCGCTGACACCGAAATGTTCTGCCACGGCCACTATCCTGTTGTCTTTTGTGGATTTGAAGAAGGCTAATATTTCCTTTTCTTTCTCTCCGGTGATGAATACGGGTTTGGGTTTTGGTTGTTTGTTGGGCTTGCTCATAGTTTCTATTTTCTGAATGACTTTCCCTTGAACTCGATTACGTTGAACATTTCGAATAATCTGTCGTAAACTCTACCGCCGTATTTTTCCCCGAATTCATCGACGGCGACTTCCACGTTTCCTTCGTATCCGTCTTTGTAATTGCAGGTGGCAAAAGTCTTGTTGATTGTAGTTTTGCCGTTTGCCGTTTGGATTAGGTTGTTGTATCGGGTTTCCAGAATGTCTTTGAATATATTTACCTTGCCGTAATTAGAGGCAATACGTTCTGTTTTTATGTCGTCAAAATATCTGGAACCCAAGTTCATTTTTCGCTCAAATTCCTTCTTTGAAGCATCGTCGGTACATTTTTCGAACAGTCCCACTACTTCATTGGCTGTATATCCCTTGAAAGACATTCCATTGATATTCTGGAAGATTCGTTCAAAAACTCGCATTGCAGCCGTTTTGCCGTTTCCAAATGTTCCCACGATCAAAATTCCTTTATCGAAGCTTGGCGTGGATAGTTTTGAAAGGTTTTCGCACTCAAAAAAACGTGGGTCTTTGGCGAAATAATAAATCAACGGCAGGATGTTATTTGTCGTAAACTCGTTTTTCTCGAATTCTTTTCCGTGTACCGAAACAAATTTTGTCTTAAATACGTTCCCTAAAAGCAATGCAGTCGTTTTAAAAGGATCTTCTTCTTTTTTCGACAACATATTCCTAATGTATTTTTTAGACGCTTCTCGTTGCTCTAATGAAGGCGAATGCTTTTGTTCGAATTCTGTCATCTGACTTTTTTCCGCATCCGTCAATGTCGTGAAAGGAAGTGATTTTAGGATTTGGTATTTGGTAAATCCAATCCCTGTAATCGGATCATCTATTTTTTGCGAAATCTGCTGTATTTTTTTTGTTGTGTCCATTTTTTTCTTTGTTTACGGGTAGCCAGTTTTTGAAATGTTTTGCAAACTCATTCATCGACGGATGAATTTTTATATCGGTTTCTAAATGGTTATAAAAATCATCCAGTTTCAAAACGACTTCATCTGGTGTTATTTTAAAATGTGATGAAATTGTTTTTTTCCAATTTTCGTTTTTTAATAGTGTATTTTTAAATAGAAGATTATTGTTGTTAGAAATATCAATTTCATATTCATTTTCATCTTCAGAGTTTGCTTGAGTTTTTGCTTGAGCAAAACCGTCATCGATGCCAAAGGTTTTTTTACCTCCTTTTGAACCTGCCAATGCCCTCTTATCGCTAATGTTTCCGTCCTTTATCATTCTTTTTTGTGACAACAAATCACCTTCAAGACTAAGTACTTCTTCCGTCAACAACTCGATCAAAGACGATTCTATAACTTCCAAAGTGTATGGCAAAAACTTAGCAAGCTTGCAAGCAAAATTTACAATGTTGCTTTCGTTTTGCTTGTCATTTTGCTTGAGCAAAAAAGTTCCGTAGTTTTTAGATTTGTGCATCATACACAATATCCTAATGTAAACTCCAGTTGCTTTTGCCGAACACTCCATCAGCTTTTCGTCCGTCATAAAATCCTGAACATATAATGGCAGATAGGGTTGATTTCTTAGTGCCATAGTTATTCATTGTTGATGTTCAGTTCCTTTTCCGTGTACTTTTGAATGTGTTTTACCAGTCGTAAACCGTTATTAGTTTTAGGGACTAAATAAAGTACCAAGTGAAGCAAAACTTCACTTAGGTACATTCTTATTTCGTTTCTCATTGGTTGATACCGTTTAAGGTTAGTGTTTGGTAATACACACGGGCCATTTTTACTCTTTCGACCATTAAAGATTTTCTCTCTTTACTGCGATAGAAAATAAAAGTCTTCACTCTTTCTTCCTTTGTGAAAAGAGGATTGTTTGAGTACACCATATTTCGGTCTATTTGGTCGTAAATAGGTTGCATCATTTTTTCCAAGGCATCTAATTCGGCATCGGTCATATCGCCTGAATAGTATTTCCATTTGGCGTTGTCTTTTTCTTTTTGTACCAAGTGCGGTGGAGCATCGACAAGGCAGTATTTTAAATGAAACTCATCAGCATCCCATAAATCCATATAAACATCTCCTTGTCCTTCATAAATATGGTCTGGCTTGGCTGCCATAAATGTTTCCGGATCCCAAGAACATTTGGTATCGATGACTATTTTTTTGGTTGGGAATTCCTTGAAAACATCGCATTCGCCCGTATGGTCTTCGTTTTGCCTACGTTCTTCGTTCTTTACGTACAAAACTTTATCCACTTCCGAAATAAGCGTTATGGCATCTTCTTCGGCATAAAGTCCTTTGTCCAGGTATTTGGATTTTATGTCAATGCGAACTCCTTTTTCATTTTGGAGCCAAATTTTCCGAACAAAGGCTTTGGCTGTATCCGAAAGTTCCGGTGGTGCATCTCGCTTGGCAATTAACTCGGCCAGTTCCTCCGGTTTTTTTGTTCCCTCCCATTTTACCTTGTTTCCATTGGCGTTAAGACCGGTTAGTTTTTCTTGCAGTAATTCAGCAACTCTTGCTTTTTGAGTTTCGGTAAAAACGGTTCCTTGCTTGTGTGTTAATAATGCTCCTGCACCTGAAGCACGGAATAATACTTGTTCTATTGGGGTCATACTTCTGGGATTTGAATGTTTTCTAAATAGGTTTTGATTCTAGGATAGGCTTTGATTTGTTTCTTTTCGATTACAGATTTTACGTCATCGTAGTCATTGGCTGGAATGTAGTTTTGCTTGAATTCGAATAATTCCATCATTTCAAAATGCTTTTCCTCTACATCTTCATCAAGGGCAACTTTTACTTCTTTGAAATCATCTTTGTTATAGATGTCGGCGGCGATTCCGATTTCGGCAGCACATTTTTTAAGAGCATCAGTAGCAGCAGATTTAAGGTCATTTCCAATAGACAATGGAACTCTTTCTGTTTCTCCTTGTTGTAGTTTTCGATACATTATGTCTTTGTTTCCATATTGCATTTTGACTATTTCTTTGCCATTACTACGACAAGTCAATTTCCCTTTTACGATAACTTCCCCGTGCATAATCTTTTCGTCCATAATCTCAAAATCCCAATCCCAACCAAACATCAGGTTTAAAATCTTTTTCATATAACCTCCCGGAACGTAATCCCAAGTTCCCCCACCTTTGGCAGGTCTTGTTTTTACATATTGAGCAGGGGTTCTTTTAAGGATTAAGGCGAGTTGTTTATCGTTTAGGTTGTTGTTTTCAACCAAACTTAATTCTGACGCCTCTATTAAGGCTAATTCATTTACTTGTGTTGTTGCTATTTCTCCTGACATAAACTATTGGATTTTGGTTGGAACGTTGTAGTTGTTTTTTAGCCACGTGGAATATGACTTTTCGCCGGAATTCTTGAAGTCTTCAATAATAGAATCCCAAGTAGTAATTGGCAGTCTTTGACTCTCTTGTTCATTCCATTCTTCTGAATAAAGTACTTTTTCTAAATACTTATTATCAACTGAAGCTAAACCATTACAAACATTTACTGTCGGTAATTCAGGAACCAAAATTTCAGGGATTTCTATTTTTTCAGCAGCTTTTGCTTCGGCAAGTTTTTTAGCTTCTAACTCTGCATTTTTGGCTTCCGCTTCTAATCTTTCGAGTTCGGCTTTCTTTTCTACTTCTTTTTGAAATGCCAACTTTTCTGCTTCAAAGTCTTCTCTTTCTTTTTTAGATCGGGCTTCGGCTTCGGCGGCTATTCTTGCCAATGATTCTAATCGTGCTTTTTCAAACCTTAAAGCTTCGGCTTCTTCTTCCAATCTTAGTTTTTCCAAACGGGCATTTTCGGCTTCGGTGAGCAAAACTATTTTATCAGATAAAATCTTGGTCAATTCTTCCACTTTTGTAGGGAACAATGTTTCAAACTCTTGAAGTATGGTAGCGTCGAATGTAGTGTAAGATTCTACGAAATTGGCTCCAATGTTCTCCATAGTCTGAAAAGTCATCAGGTTGAAGGCATCTTTCCATTCATCGGAATATTTTTCTAATTCCAGTTTGATGTTGTCGATTCTTTCTTTCTCGATACGTGCTTTTTCTTGACGCTCCTTTTCTTTCTTGTCTTCGTAGGCGGTAACGGAATCTTGACGCAAGATTTCTTCTATTTTAATGCCAGAAACCAAGTTTTCGTACTCTGTGTCCACTGCATCCAAAATCGTTTCTTTAATCTTCTTCTTTACGTCTTTTTGCTCTTTCTCGATTCCGGTACGAAGAGTTCTGATGGCTGTACGGCTTTTTTTGGCTTGCTCGTAGGTTTCGTTGTCAATAATCTCAACGATTGGATTGGCATCGACAATGGCTTTGATTTCTTCTTTTTTACCTTGTAATTCGGGTAATTGTGCTATTGAGAAAGTCTCAATTTTAAATAGCTGTATTTTGTTTTTTTCTACTGGAGGCATAAATTTTATTTTATTTGATTGTTTTATAAGTTTAACTTGTGTTCAAATTCAGTAAGTAGACTATCAAGTAATATTTGACTTTCTTTCTCCATAATTTTAGAAAACCTAGTAATAAATTGTTCTGATATTATTGAATTATTAGAGCCTAAAATTTTTCTATCTCTAACTTCTTCCATTATTTCTTCATCACTAAAATCAGAAATATCTTTTTCGTCAATATCATCTTCTTTTACTAAATCAAAATTATTTTCAGCGTATTCCTCAATATTGTCTTGATTTAAGTCGTTTAAAATATCATCTTCAAAAGATGAAAACTGTCTGGTATAGTTTCTAATATGAAGCCATTTATTACTTCCATCTTCAGGAATAACTAAAGGAATAATTTCTTTATCAGGAATCATTTCGGAGCCGTCATCGTATATTACTTTTACTATTTGCGCCATTGGATTTAATTTTTAGCTTTATTAATTAGATTATACACTTGAATAGCATTATTTACTTCTTTAGGAGGAAGCGAATGTTTTATGTACCTTATCGTGTTTCCGTGTTTGTTAAGTCCTACGATTGTAGTTTTGAGCAATGGAATTGAGTGTTTCAATGCGAGTTCTGAAACCCTGGTCCTGAATCCTTCCATCCACGAAAAATTCTTTATAGAAACGGAACCATTTTCAATTAAAGCAGAAAGTACTTCGGCTTTGGTATTTGTAGGTGGTGATAAATCCATAAAATAAAATGTTAAAGTTTATTTGTTTTTTCTTGCTGCTTTATTGGCTCTATATTCTCGTCTATTTTGGATCATTTGTTCCGTTTTGGATAATTTCTTTGGTTTTGAAACCGGGGTTACAATTAAAGCTGTAGGCGCAATTTGGGCGAAAATCGTTTTAAGGACTTCGGCTTGTTGTTCGGTAAGTTCAATTGTGTATTTCATTTTCAGTTTTCAAGAATCCAGTCTGATCCGTTTAGGTGGCCATCATTTTGAAGTTGGCAGTACAATTTTTTTCCGTTGTCGTCTAAAATGACGAATGAATCATCGGAAAATACTTTTATGATTTCATATCTTTTATCAGAAGTTAAGTAATCAGTTTCGACTTGTGGAGAAAGTATAAAATCTCCTTTTTTTAGAAAACTCATTAGTTTTTGTCAAATATTTCACTTTCTGAAATCTCGAAAATTCGACTTAGAGGTTCTAAATACTTAGGTTTAGTAAACTCATCATTGTTAGGGTCGTCGAGTCTTCTTACAATTGTGAAATAAGAAACCCCTAATTCTAGGCCTAATTTCATTCTTAATGTCGAACATTTCGCTTTTTTTGTAAATTTTGTTGTGAATCTCATAAAATTGTTTTAAGTTTGATATACCAAATATTGGTTGATGTGAAATTATACACCAAAGTAATGTGAAATATTTCACATAACCAAAAAAAATAATTACTTTTTTTAAAAAAAATACGCACTTAACCTATAAATAAATGATTATGAATGCTTTAGATATAGTAAAATTTAGAAACTCCCAAGACATCACCCAGGAAGAATTGGCAGAGATTCTTGGAGTTGACAGAAGAACCATAATTAATTATGAGCAGGGAAAAAAAATTCCTGCTACTAGAATGAAAATATTAGAGTATTTAATCGAGAATGGAATTGACCCAAAAGAAAAAGGAAATCGGGAAATTATAATGGGAGATATTGAAGATTTAAGAAGAGAGATTTTGGACCATAAAGATCATATTAACACGTTAAAGAAATTGATAGAGGAAAAGGATAAATTGGCTGAAATATTAAAAGCGGAAAACGCATTGCTAAAACAACAAATTGATGCTTTGATCAATAAAAAGTAGATTAATTTTTTACACAGTTTTTACACAAAACAGCAAAAAAGCACTAATTGGTATTACATACAACCCTTGTATTTACAGGGATAAAAAAACTATAATCGGCGTTTGGAGTTTCCCTCTTTCTCCGCTGAAATTCGGGAAGACCCTAAAGTAAAGGCTTCCCGTTTTTTTTTACCCTGTTTTTACACAAATTTTACACAAAAATGAAAAGTAAATTCACCATCCCAAAACTAAACAAAAGTTCAAAGTACTGGTATGTACATTATAGATACGAAGGTGTACAGTTTCGAGAAACAAATGGTTTGAATAAAATCGAAGATTTAAAACTACGCGAATCAGAATACAACGAACTATGCAGGTCTATTCATATTGAATTAAAAAATGGATGGAACCCAAACCTTCCTGATGGCATACAACAGCAAGCTGATATGTTTATTGTAGAATCTTTGCGATTTGCTTTGGAAAAGAAAAAACAAAACATTTCTAAGAAAACATATTCTGGATATGACGGCACCATAAACTATGTTGAAAAAGCAGTGAAACTCATAGGGCTGGATTATCTGAAAATAGCCGATACCAAACGAGCGCATTTAAAACTGGTAATGGAAAAATGCAAAACAGAAAACAAATGGACCAATAAATCCTATAACAAGCATTTGAACCATTTAAAAGCAATATTAAGTGAATTGACACAATGGGAAGCTATTGAGAGCAATCCTGCATTTAACATTAAGAATATGCCGGTAGAAGAAAGTATTGCCCACGTTCCGCCGACGGATGAGGAAATGAATATCATAAAAACTGAACTTAAAAACAATCATCCTAATTTTTACAACTATATATCGGTTATTTTTCACTTGGGAATTCGTCCGGAAGAGATATTATTAATTCGATTGTCAATGGTAGATATGGATAAAAACTTGATACAATTGATTCCTGAAAATACCAAAAACCGTAAAAAATATAGAACGCTACCAATAAACAAGTATTTGAAAGAGGATTTGGAAACAATGAATTTTAGAAAATTGCCAAAAGATTATTTCTTGTTTGGAAGTTTCAAGGAGCCACAAATAGGAAATAGAGGAAAAAATCAGTTTCTTCCAGATTTCATTCCGGGTCCAACACACATAAACCGAGATACTGCCACAAGACGATGGGAAACTATTGTTAAAATTGGACTTGGAATAAACAAAACTATGTATTCCATAAAGAAATACGGCGGAAACAAAAAGTCTGCCGCCGGAATAAGCCTTGATGCCATTCAAGGAGTTTTTGGTCACTCTGAAAAAGAAACTACATTAATTTATCTTACCAATCAAGATGAAATAAATAGAAAAGAGGTTATGGATAACTCTCCTGATTTTTAAAATGGATATTCATCTTCGACTAATACGTCAGAATACCATAATATTTTTTCAGTTCTTTCTTTTAGTTTCGAAATAGTTAGTTTATCTCTTTGAATATTATAAACAATAGTAGTTTTAAAAACGTACATAGGAATTTCTTTTAGTCCAAACGTTCTTTTATTTCGCTCAAAGGGGAGTCTAAATAGTTTTTTGTCCTTCCAAGCATACCTAACTCCTTTGTAGATAAATCCATATCTAAATTCTATTGTGGTAATCATAAGTGTTGATTTTATTAGTGTATTACCACAATAGTCAGTCCAATGCAATAGTTAACAAAGAGTTGAATGCCATTTCAAAAACTGCTTCATAACTCTGTACTTTCCAATTGGTTCGTAATCTTCCCATTTTGAAGACCAATATATTTGGTCACGTTTGCCTTGTAAATAGGCTGCAAATAACAACCGTTTGTTAACACCAGCTATATTTAATTGCTGGGTCTTTGGGTCATTCAAGTTCTGTTCTTTGTTCATGATTTATCGTAATTTGACAGTTTAGTGTTTTAAAATCAGCAACTAAACATAGCTGTAACCGTTATATTCCAGCTTCAGCAACTTTGTAGCCAAAGTTACTCTTGCTGTTATAATCCTTGATAATGGTTGTGGTCTTTTGTAATTTTACGTTCAGTTTTTCTAATCCAAAAATGCCATTT